TGGTAATCATGAAACAGCTATAATAAAAAACTGCGAAACTGACTTAATAGAGCGCTTTGTTAGTGGCCTTAACCGAGAAGCTAACTCTAATGTATTAGTAGGTGGCTATGGTGGATGGTGGATTCATAGAGTTCTAAAAAATAAAGGTAATGCTCTTGTATTTAAAACTAAATACTATCATGGATCAGGCGGAGGCGGAGTAGTAACGAAGGGAGTTATTCAGAATAACCGAATGGGTGTTATGATAGATGGAGCTGATTGCATTTGGGCAGGCCACGTGCATGAACTTTACCATCACTCTGATATGGTAGAGGAGTTATGCTATGCACCTAATGGTGGCTATAGAATTAATATGAGATACGTGCATCACATCAGAACTGCAAGCTACAAAGAGGAGTATGATGAGGGCTTTATGGGCTTTCACGTTGAAAGGATGAGACCTCCAAAACCTTTGGGCGCTTATTTAATGCAGTTAGATTTAGAAAGAATTACCAAACCTGTTGATACTCACATCATTGTGCCTACTTTTGTACAATGGCGAGACAAATAGAATACAACTTTAAGCCACTAACAAGGCAAAGCGAGGCACTTAAATTCTTATCAGTAGATTCAGACGTTGAAACCATCTTGTATGGTGGAGCAGCAGGCGGTGGAAAGACTATGTTAGGCTGCATGTGGCAAATTCTTAGGCGCTTAAAATACCCAGGTACACGCTCACTAATAGGCAGAGCTAAGTTAGATACTCTTAAAAAGACTACAATGGCTACTTTCTTTCAAGTAGCTAACGAGATAGGGCTAAAAGCAGGCGAAGATTTTATCTATAATCAGCAGAGCCATATCATTAAGTTCAGTAATGGTAGTGAGATTATCTTAGCTGACTTGTTTCTCTATCCATCAGATCCTATGATGACGGATTTAGGGGGCCTTGAAATTACAGATGCATTTATAGATGAAGCTACTGAGATAACTGAGAAGGCTTATTCTATTGTCAGCTCTCGTATTCGTTACAAGCTTAATGAGTTTGGCCTTAAGCCTAAGATTCTACTCACATGTAACCCATCAAAAGGATGGATATACAACCAATTTTATTTACCCTATAAGAATCAGAATCTACCTGAGCACAGAGCTTTTATTCAAGCGCTACCTGGAGACAATATACACTTGCCTGATAGCTACGTAACAAGCTTAAGCCGATTACCGGAAGCTGATAGAAAGCGCTTGCTTGAGGGAGACTGGGAATTTGATAACAGCTCTGATAGACTGTATCTTTATGATGAGCTAATGAGATGCTTTAGAGAGCCTATGAATGTAGGAGAGGGATACATAACAGCCGATATAGCGCGATTAGGTAAAGATAGAACTGTGCTTTGCGTATGGAAGGGATTAAGCTGTATTGATATAGTAGTGCTTAGGCAGAAGAGACAAGATGAAGTTAAGGCAGAGATACAGCGCTTAATGAATCAGTATAGTGTTAGGCTATCTAATGTACTTGCCGATGCTGATGGGGTAGGCGGTGGCCTCGTTGACAGTTTACGCTGCAGGGAATTCATGAACGGCAGTAAAGCTGTAAGAGGAACGCAGTACATGAATCTAAAAGCAGACTGTTACTTTAGATTAGGCGAGCTGATAGATAAGAATGAGATAACCTTTCCAATTAAATGGCAAGAGGACATCTGCAAAGAGCTTGAGCTTATTCGCAGAGTAGATCCTGATAAGGAAGGTAAGCTAAGAGTAACATCAAAAGATACTATTAGCCAGCGCACCGGTGGAATTTCTCCCGATATAGCAGACGCTATAATGATGCGAGCTTATTTTGAGCTCAATAGAAACTATACTAAGTATGCATTTATCTAAGTTAAAGTGTGATTTAGCACACTTTATCATACTTAAAAGTGTGTTATGAGGGATATTGCATACTATAATATGGATTAGACGCTATTAATAACATCTTTGTCGCAAGTATAGTAGACTTTTGCGACAATATAGTCCGCCAAAACTCATAAGAAAATTAAGTAATGGCGGATTACAGTAGAAAATAATCTACAGAATGAGGCTTATCGTGGAAAATAATCTACAAAACTATACCCGATAACGTATAATATTCGCTAATATCTGCAAATTATACGCATAAGGGTATAAAACAAAATAGCCCTACACGTTTGTAGAGCTATCCTGTAATCAAATAATCAATATAAGCTCAAACCAAAGAGCTAAAATGGATGCCCAAATATATCACACTTAATACTATGTGCATAAGTATGTGAATAAGATGTTGAAAGCAGATAAGTTAATACACTAATTTTGAGCACATGAAGAACGAAGAGGCACTAATTCAAGAGGCTGTTATTAACTATGTTAATGCTCAATATCCTTGGCTGCTTTATTGTGCATCTGCAGGGGGTGTTCGTACTTCAATGAAGCAGGCTGTAAAGATGAAAAAAACAGGATATGTTAAGGGCTTCCCTGATATTTTTATCTATAATGCTAAGGGCCCATTCTTTGGATTAGCAATAGAAATGAAAACAAGTAAGGGTGTAATGAGTCAAAGCCAAAAGGATTGGCAAGCAAAGTTAATTAACAATGGCTACCAAGCAGTTACATGCAAGAGCTTTGATGAGGCTAAATTAATTATTGATGAGTACCTACACCTCTGAAATAAATAGGTGTTACGCTGAATGGCGCAGAGTAGCAGCAACTGTTACCCGGTTAGATTTAGCTGATGAACTTTTACACGATACACTTTTGAAGATATTAGAAAGTGATAAAGATAAATTGCAGGATATTCATAACCGAGGCAAGCTTAACAATTACGTTAGCAATGCTATTAGACTATCTGCACGCTGTAGCAATAGCTCATTTAACTATACTCGTTTAAGATTCGAGAAGATACGCAACGATTTGAAAGATGATATCATAGATGATGTAAACAAAAGTGTAGGAATGAGACTTGAGAATGAGCAATTAGATATCTTTATTAGCAGGCTGCCATACTTTGAGAGAGAGCTATTCTTTCTTTATGCATTAGATGATTTTAGCTATCAAGAGTTAGCTAAAGAAACAGGCATTCCTCTTAACTATCTTTACCGGACAATTAAGAAAGCTAAAGTAACACTAAGAAATTCACTACAGATATGACTAAAGAAAACTACGCTGCGAGGATTGAGATCTGCAATAACTGCGAAGTATTTAACACTCGCTATAAGACGTGCGGACCTCCTACCAATGCTATTAATCCATTTGCTAAACCAACTGAGCTTAATGGGCATCTATTTAAGCCATGTGGCTGCCCTATAGATCACTTAGCAATGTATGCTGTTAAAGATTGCCCAGCTAAGAAATGGCCTATCTTAGATGATAGATTAGTTATTGAGAATATGCTTACATTTATTGAATCTTTAAAGCGTAAGAACAGCGTAACGAGTCAAGATATGAAAGTGATTGGTGAGATGCGAAAGAAGTACACTAACTTAGATTACCCTGGCACAAGCTGTGGCCCATGCGCTAAAAAATATGTAGATGATGTAGAGAAGCAGTTAGAAGAGGAGCTAACTAAATTAGAACAAGCTCAAGCACTGATAGAATTAACTAACTTAGAGCTCACTCCTGAGCCAATACAAAAGAAACGAAAAGCTAAACGTAAAAAAATATGACTATCTTAATTATCTACTTAGTAGGCTTCCTACTGCACACTGGCATCTTATCTCTAAACATCTACAGGCATCAGAGGCACCTATCTAACTTCCATTGGTATGCTTACATAGGTGTTATCTTTACAGGCTTTGTATGGCTTCCTTTTTGGATATACATTACAGCGCTACGTTTTCAACAGCCAAAATAGTTTTCAACATGGTTAGTAATTGTAACTAACTTAAAATATATTTGTCTCATGCGCATTATTACTGTTAGACATATTATTGATTTAAGGTTTAATAATTCCCCTTTGAACGGGCGCATACGTTCTTTGGGGTTTTGTTATTTATAGAGATGGGTAACATCACTTACCTGAGTAAGTCAAAGCTCAGTAACCAATGACTACACTTGCATCACATCAATGCTTGGATCGC